GGGGGGCATGTTAGTACTAAATAATTTTTATGGGACTAGAAAATTTAGTATATTATCTTTATAGATGTATTATAACTAAAAAGAAAACTTATGTCAAAATGGGAAAATGAACCAGAGCATGAAAGTGGTTTAACGGAGATTGAACAAATGCAATTAGATCAAGTGATCTTAGAGACAGCGTATAATAACTCTTATTTTGTTTTAACTAATCAAATTACTTTTGAGGACTTAATGATAAGGAAATTTAAAAAAGGTCATGAGGCAGTAATGGCTTACGACCCTGAATCAGGTCCTACACAAGAAGAACTTGAGAATATGATCCATCACTATATTGGGTTTGAGAATTATGAAAGATGTGCTAAACTACAAAAGATAATGGATAAAACGTATCCTCAAACTTCTGAAGCATAAGTATCGTATTTGGTATAGAAAAAATATAAAAAGAAATTATGGCGTTAAAGAAAAAAGCATCTAAGAAAAAAAGTACAGTAAATAGTTCAGGGAACTATACTAAACCAGGAATGCGTAAGCGTTTATTTAATTCTATTAAAGCAGGAGGAAAAGGTGGGGCACCAGGACAATGGTCAGCACGTAAAGCTCAAATGCTAGCAAAAAAATATAAATCAAACGGAGGCGGATATAAAACAAAGAAATAATGAAAGGAGTAAAACACTATTTAAAAAACGGAACTGAATGGAAAGGTGCTAGTCACAAAATGTCTAATGGTAAATTACATACTGGTAAGACACATACAAAAACTAGTAAACCATTAGTTCATATGAAAGACTTATCTAAAACAGCTAAACTTAAAGCTAAGAAAAAGTAATGGCTTTACCAGGTAAAAAGAAGAAAAAGAAAACATCTTGTTGGGCAGGTTACGTTAAAAAAGGCCTAAAGAAAAAAGGAAATAAGATGGTAAATAACTGTGTACGTAAAAAGTCTAGGTAATGGCAAAAACTAAACAACAAAAAAGTCTTACTAGATGGACTAAACAGAAGTGGAGGACGGCAAGCGGAAAGAAATCTTCTGAGACTGGTGAAGTATATGCTCCGTCTAAGACTATTTCTAAGTTAAAAAGTACTAAGAAAGGTAAAAAGAAATTAGCTGCAGCAAACGCAAAGAAAAGAGCTGCTACAAAAAAAGGTAAACAACATGCTAGTCATGGTTTACATAAAGGTAAAAATAGATAATTATGGCATCAAAGAAAGATGGTAGATTAGCAAAAGCAGGAGTATCTGGTTATAACAAACCTAAAAGAACCCCTTCTCATCCAAAAAAGTCACATGTAGTTGTGGCTAAGGTAGGAGATAAAGTAAAAACTATACGTTTTGGACAACAAGGCGTAAAGACTGCAGGTAAACCTAAAGCTGGTGAATCTGCTAAACAAAAGGCAAGACGTAAGAGTTTTAAAGCTAGGCACGGAAGAAATATTGCTAAAGGTAAAATGAGTGCTGCATATTGGGCTGATAAAGTCAAATGGTAAAATAAATGTCTTAAACTTTTTTTATTTAAACTATTTATGTATGTTTGTAATAGTTTAACATAAAAAAATTAAAATGGCAAAATTAAATCTTGATCCAAACACGGATCCTAAATTAAGCAAAGAAGAGTTAGCAGAACGTAGAGAAGAAATTACAAGTTTCTACAAAGACAATATACCACATTTAACTGTACAAGCTGAGTATGAAGATCTATTAGCTACAATAGAAAAGGCAAGAGCTGAAAGAATGCAAGCACAAATGTATTTAGCACAAGCATATGCTGCTTCTAAAGAAGGTGAGAACGCAAGCCCAGATTCTAAAGATGCTAAAGCATTTAAAGAAGCAATGGAAAAAGCTGCATCTAATATAGAATAGTATGAGACTTCTTAAGTTAGGTGATAAGAATTTAGAGGTAAAAAAACTACAACTTAAACTTGGTTTACAACAAGATGGGCATTTTGGTCCACAAACAGAAAAGCACGTTATAAGATTTCAATTAAGTAATGGTTTAACAGCTGATGGAATAGTTGGATCTCACACATGGAATCTATTAATTAATACACCATTTAAATTATCTGAAGAGATTGATGAGGATAATGATTTATCTAAACAACATTATACAACTAATTATAATCAAACTATACATAAATACTTTTTACCAAAAGGAGAATATGTAGAAGGACCTATAGAAAATCATTATATATTTTTACATCATACTGCAGGTAACTCAAACCCTTACGCATGTATAGACATGTGGGGTAGAGATAAAAGAGGTAGGATTGCTACTGAATTTGTTTTAGGTGGTATTAATCACAGAAATGGTAATGATGAACATGATGGTGTAATGGTTCAAGCATTTGATAAAGGTAATCAAGCTTATCATTTAGGAAGAACTGGATCTGGGTTTATGAACAAACATTCTGTAGGTTTAGAAATATGCAATATGGGATATTTAGATAGCACTACTAAAAGAACTTATGTGAATAGTTTATGTCAGAAAGATCAAATTACAGAACTAGATCAAATGTTTAAAGGTAAAATGCATTGGCATTCTTATACAGATAAACAAATAAAAGAAACTGAAAAGTGGATTAGGTATGTAGGTGAGAGAGATGAGATAGACATAAGATTAGGACTTAAGCAATTTATACAAAAATATGGTGCTCTAAAAGGTTTTGATTTTCAAGAAGAAGCATACTATGGTAAAGTAGAAGGTTTATTAACACATACCAATGTAAGAAAAGATAAGTGGGATTGTTATCCACATCCTGACTTTGTTGATATGATAATGAGTTTATAACATGGCATTAGTAAATAAAATAGATTTAAAATTAAAAGTTAATTTAGATACATGTGTAATGTATCAAATAATGACTTATTGTTTTTTTAAACAAATAGTTATAAGTAATTCTGATTTAAAATTTCTTATGCACCTTTCTAAGAATGATAATATAGAATTAACAAAGTTCTGTATTAAATTAGTTAACGGTAATATATTTAAAAGCCCACAATCTGCAAGAAATGCTATAACTAAAGCAGAAAAAAAAGGATTACTTAATAAAAGTGGAATAAATAAAAAAACTATTACTATAAATAAAGATATGAATATACAAAAGGATGGTTTAGTATTGTTGGATTATAAAATACTTGGTAATGAATCCCAAGAAGCATAAAGAATTTAAAAAAAATATTGCTGATGAGGTTGGTGTTCATCAATCAGTAGTGGATGATTTTATTGCTTTTTATTATGCTAAGCTAAGAAAGCATTTATCTAACTTACAATATCCTAGAATTCAAGTAGATGGTTTAGGTACATTTATTTTAAGGAAAAGTAAACTTGATAAGGCTATAAAAAAGAACAAGAGTATGTTAGGTAATATAGCTAAAAGAACATATAATGGTTTTGCTCAAAGTGAAGATATACAATTGAATATTGACAACATGGAAAAGGCAAGAGAACAGATAGAAAAAAATTTAACAAACAAAAAAAAATTTAAGAATAGTAGAAATGGCAGCTTATAATATAAAAAACCTTTTAAATGTATTTAAGAACGTAGATAAAATTACAGAAGGAATAAAAAATAATATATTTAGAAAAGAGCATGTTGAGGCAGTAGCTACAGAAAGATATCAAGTATGTATTGAGTGTTCTTTGTTTGATGCATTTGGTGATAGTTGCGTAGCACCAGGAACACAACCATGTTGTTCAGATTGTGGTTGTAGTTTAACATTTAAAATAAGATCATTATCATCTGAATGTCCTAAAGGATATTGGAAGGCAATGGCTACTGAAGAACAGGAAGAAGAGGTAATGAGTCAAGTAATTAAAAATCAAGATAATGAAAAATAATAATTCAATATTAATGAATAGCAATACAAGTATAGCAGGTGATATAGTAATTGTTTGGTGTTCTACTGATACATATAATTTAAAAACAGAATGCAATGGCAATACTATTTAAAGAAGAAGGTCATGTTTATGAGAGTATAGATAATGACAAAATATCATGGGTAAGTGTTACTGGTTTAGTAGGTAAGTTTAAACCTAAGTTTGATAGAGATGGTCAAGCTGCAAAATCTGCAAAGAATAAAAGATCTAAATGGTATGGTATGACTGCAAAAGAAATTATAGCAGCATGGGATGGTGAAACAGAAAGAGCAATAAAGTTAGGAAACTTTTATCATAATCAAAGAGAGAATGATATGCTTGATTTTAAAACTATACAAAGAGAAGGAACAGAGGTGCCAATTATAAAACCATTAGTTAATGAAGAAGGTGTAAAGATATCACCTAATCAGAAATTAGAAGAAGGTGTATATCCTGAACATTTAGTCTTTCTTAAATCAGTAGGTATATGTGGACAAGCAGATGTTGTAGAAATAGTAAATGGACATATAAACATTACTGATTACAAAACTAATAAAGAAATAAAAGATAAAGGATTTACAAACTGGGAAGGTATTACTAACAAAATGTTTAGGCCTGTCAATCATTTAGATGATTGTAATCTTAACCATTATAATTTACAACTCAGTATTTATGCGTATATTATTAAGAAGCATAACCCTAAATTAAAGATAGGTAAATTAGTAATACAACATGTAAAGTTTAAACAAGTAGGAGAAGATTCTAACGGATATCCAATTAATGAACATGTTAATGGTGAGCCAGTTTTGGAAAATATAAAAATATATGAACTACCATATTTAAGAGATGAAGTAAACTCACTAATGATGTGGATAAAAGATAACCAATGAAATTAAAAGAATTTACAGCAGCAGTACCAATACAATCATCTACGTCAAGAATACCAACTGACTTTGCATTTTTTGAAACAATGATAACTATTGATTTAGAAGATATAGCATATTTTAAACAATACTTTCATTTAGGTAGAGAAGCTTTTCAAGATGACTATACAGAAGTATTAATGAAGGGTGCAGAAAAACCTATTGTATTAAGGATAGGGTATGAAGAATTTAAAAATAATATAGCATGATAGTAAAATTATTTGATATACAAAATCAAACTTTAGTTGTAACAGAACATTGTTATGCTCTTCCATTTCTAAAGAAGATTATGGATGAGTATCCTAAAACACACATGCAAGTATATCAGTATATATTTTATATGACTTGTCCTGATCCTGATCTTAATCCTTTCTTTAATTTACCTGAACATCAAAAAGAAGATATTATTATTGAAGAAATAAAATTAGAAGAGTCACCAGAAGATGGAACAATTAGATATGGTATAGATATGTGTAAGAAACTATATGAAACTCCTACATATAGAGCTTATGTAGGTATTAAGGCTATGTTAGATAGATTAGGTAAGTATATGGAGGTAACCCCTATAGAACATGGTAGAGATGGTAATATGAACTCTATGATAAATGCAGCTGCTAAGTTTGAACAAATAAGACAATCATATAAAGGTGCATTTTTAGATATGAAACAAGAACAAGAAAGCTCTGTGCGTGGTGGTGCAGGATTAGCTTATGACCAACTATAAATAAAATTATTAAATATGAGTATGACAGTTATACCGGTAGGTAAAAAATTACTATTAAAGAAATGGAGTGTAGAAACTAAAACTAAATCTGGATTATATATTCCTGAAATAGCACAGAAGATAGAATACAAAGGTACTGTGGTAGGAAAAGGAAAAGATGTTCATGAAATAGAAGTAGGAGATATAGTACAATATGCAGAGCACGCTATGCCAACACCAATGATGCACCAAAATGTAGAACATCTTCTTGTCCAAGAAGGTGATGTGTTTGCTATAGTAAGATATGATGAGTAGAATCATACCTACATATGATAATAATAAATGGACAACTACTGAATTTAAAAATGATCTAGAGTTTAGAGAATTTATTGAGTCTATTTTTAGTGAGCCTGGTGAATATGGCTTTACTGATATGGCCTATAAATTTAATGAAGAAGCTAAAAGATTTACTGCAGAAGGTGTTTATTGTTCTAGCCCATTTAGATCTAAAGATTTTACAGCATATTGGGATGATCAAAAAAATAAATGCAGAAATGGTGTTATATACAAGCAAGATGATAAAACTTGGTATATAAGTAGAGATTATTATATGTGGTTAAACTTCTTACCAATATTTGATAAAGAAGAAAAACATTATGGTTTTGCAAAAGTTAGAGATGCACAATATCATATGGCATTATATGAATGGTTAGCAGAGTTAAATAATCAACATTCTGCTATACTTAAAAAACGTCAGATAGCATCTTCATACTTTCATATGGGTAAGATAATAAATACCTATTGGTTTGAAGAAGGTAGTACATGTAAGATTGGGGCTTCACTAAAAGACTTTATTAATGATAAAGGTTCTTGGAAGTTTTTAGAAGAATATAAAATATTTTTAAATGAACATACTGCTTGGTACAGACCAAGTAATCCGGAAAAGGTTTTATTGTGGCAACAACAAATTGAAGTTAAGATTGGTAATAGAAAAACAGCAAGAGGACTCAAATCAAAGATACAAGGTGGTTCTTTTGAAAAGAATGCAACTACAGGAGTAGGTGGACCATGTACATACTTTTTTCATGAGGAGGCTGGAATTGCACCAAAGATGTCTGAGACATATGAATACTTACGTCCTGCTATGTCCTCTGGTATGATGACTACAGGAATGTTTATAGCTGCAGGATCTGTTGGTGATTTAGATCAATGTAACCCATTGAAAGAAATGATTATGAATCCTGATGCAAATGATATATTTTCAGTAGAAACAAACTTAATAGATGCTGACGGAACAATAGGTATGGCAGGTTTATTTATTCCAGAACAATGGTCTATGCCTCCATATATTGATGACTACGGTAATTCTCAAATAGAAGAAGCTATAGAGGCTATACAGTTAGAAAGAAACAGATGGAAGAATGAATTAAACGGTGAACAATTCCAATTAAGAATATCTCAGAAACCATTAAATATTGCAGAAGCTTTTGCATATAGAAAAGCATCTATATTTCCACAAGGTGTATTATCTAAACAACTTAAAAAAATTGATGAAAAAGAATATCCTTATGAGTTAATTGATTTAACAAGAGAGCAAGAAGGTATAATTGCCAAGAGATCTAATAAACTTCCTATATCTAGATTTCCTGTAGATAGAAAGCAGCATGATAAAACTGGTGTAATAGTAGTATGGGAAAGACCAACATCTGCACGTCCTGACTTTGGTCAGTACTATGCATCTATTGACCCTGTATCAGAAGGTAAGACTACTACATCTGATTCATTGTGTAGTATATTTGTATATAAGAATGCTGTAGAAGTAATCAGAGAAACAGTAGCAGGTGATACTGAACAGTTTATTGAGAAAGATAAAATAGTAGCTGCATGGTGTGGTAGATTTGATGATATAAATAAAACACATGAAAGATTAGAATTACTTATAGAATGGTATAATGCATGGACAATTGTAGAGAATAACATTTCTTTATTTATTCAACATATGATTGCAAGAAGAAAGCAAAGATACTTAGTACCTAAACAACAAATATTATTCTTAAAAGATCTTGGATCTAACAAATCAGTATATCAAGAATATGGTTGGAAAAATACTGGTACATTATTTAAAAGTCATTTAATATCATATGCTATAGAATTTATAAGAGAGGTTATTGATGAAGAGTTAGATGACAGTGGTAATGTAATTAATCAAACATTAGGAGTAGAAAGAATACCTGATCAAATGTTATTAAGAGAAATGTTAGCATATTATCCTGGACTTAATGTAGATAGACTTGTTGCTTTTGGTGCATTAATAGCATTTGTTAAAATACAACAATCTAACAGAGGATACTCTAAAAGACGTGAATCAGAGGACAAATCCTTGGTAAACTCAGAAAATTTGTATAAATTAAAGTATAGTCCCTTTAAGAATATTGGTAAGACTAGAGGTAGTGCAAGTAGTAAGATCAAAAGATCTGGATTTAAAAATTATAAATAGTAAATATGAGAGTATTAAATGCAATGCAGTTAAAGAATGGTGCTAAGGCAGAAAGCGGACCTACGTTTTCAAGTCTAACACAACCAACTCAATTTTTACCATTTTCTAAAAAGACAGATGATTGGGCAGCATGGAACCTTGATTGGTTAGAGTTACAAGGTATAGAGTTTTTACGTATACATGCAAGAAGACTACTAAAGAATTATAAACTTGCTAAAGGTATTATTGATAAAACAGATTACATTGTTGAACCAGACAATGATTATAAAGATATGATGGATGTTCTTACTAAAGAGAATGACTCTGCTTTAGAATTAAAGTTTTATCCTATTGTACCAAATGTTATAAATGTACTAACCGGTGAGTTTGCTAAAAGATATTCTAAGGTTCAGTTTAGAGCAGTAGATGATGCATCTTATAATGAGATGTTAGAACAAAAAAGAATGCAAGTAGAGCAATCTTTATTAGCTGATGCTGAGAGACAACTTACTATGAAGATGCTTGATATGGGTATGAACCCTGGATCAGAGGAAGGGTTACAGCAACTATCACCAGACAATCTAAAAACTTTACCAGAAATAGAAGATTTCTTTAGTAAGTCATATAGGAGTATGGTTGAGGAATGGGCATCACATCAACTTGCAGTAGATGAAGAAAGATTTCATATGCAAGAATTAGAAGAAAGAGGATTTAGAGATATGCTTATAGCAGATAGAGAATTCTGGCATTTCCGTATGTTGGAAGATGACTATGATGTAGAGCTATGGAATCCTGTATTAACTTTTTATCATAAATCTCCAGATCAAAGATACATATCAGATTCTAATTACGTAGGTAAAGTAGATCTTATGACTGTATCTGATGTAGTTGATAGATATGGATATTTAATGGATAAGAAACAATTAGAGTCTTTACAAAAAATATATCCAGCAAGATCAGCACAATATCAAGTTAATGGTTATCAAAATGATGGTTCATATTATGATGCTACTAGATCTCATGAGTGGAACACGCAGATGCCAGGACTAGCATATAGACAATATACAAGTAACTATTGGAAAGACCCATCAGCTGGTGGAGATATACTAAGTGAAATACTTGATCAAAGTGAAGATACAGGACCCTTAGAAGAAGGAAACTTAATGAGAGTTTCAACAATATATTGGAAGACTCAGCGTATGTTAGGTCATTTAACTAAAATAGAAACTGATGGTGAAGTAACACAAGAGGTAGTTGATGAAACATTTAAGATTACTGAGAAAGCAGTATATGACACTTCTATTTTTAAAAATAAGACAAAAGAAAATTTATTACAAGGTGAACATATAGAGTGGATATGGATTAATGAAGTATGGGGTGGAGTTAAAGTTGGTCCTAATTTACCAGCTATGTGGAGATCTACAATGGGTGATAATATCAATCCAATATATATAGGAATAAATAGAACTAAACCTGGTAGATTACCTTTTCAGTTTAAGGGTAACAATACATTATATGGGTGTAAACTTCCAGTTGAAGGAAGAGTATTTTCAGATAGAAATACCAGATCAACTTCATTAGTAGATTTAATGAAGGCATATCAAGTTGGGTACAATATGGTTAACAACCAAATTGCAGACATTCTAATAGATGAATTAGGAACAGTAATCATGTTTGATCAAAATGCTTTGCCACGTCACTCAATGGGAGAAGACTGGGGAAAAAACAATTATGCAAAGGCATGGGTAGCAATGAAAGATTTTCAAATGCTTCCTTTAGATACTTCAATTACTAATACTGAGAATGCCACCAACTTTAATCATTATCAGACTTTAAACATGGAGCAGACAAGTAGATTAATGTCTAGAATCCAATTAGCAAACTACTTTAAACAACAATGTTTTGATGCCATAGGAATCAACCCACAACGTCTAGGAGGAGCTGTATCAGCTCAAACTGCAACAGGGGTAGTCCAGGCTATGCAACAATCATACGCTCAAACAGAGATGTATTTTGTACAGCATTCAGATCAGTTGATGCCTAGAGTGCATCAAATGAGAACTGACTTAGCACAATATTATTGTAGTAATAACCCAAGTGTTAGATTATCTTATATATCTACAGAAGCACAAAAGGTTAATTTTACCATTAATGGTACAGATTTATTATTAAGAGATTTTAATATTTTTGCTACTACTAAAACTAATCACAGAGCTATATTAGAAAATTTAAAACAAATGGCGTTAACTAATAATACTACTGGAGCAAGTATTTATGAGTTAGGTAATATTGTTAAAGCAGACTCTATAGCAGAAGTAACTGATATATTAAAAGACTCAGAAGTTAGACAACAAACACAACGTCAACAAGAAATGCAACAACAGCAACAAATGCAACAACAAGCACTTGAAGCTAAAGCACAAGAAGAACAACAAAAACTTCAAGTAGAAATTTCTGAAAATGATAAAGACAGACAGAATGATATTACTTTAGCAGAAATAAGATCAGCAGGATTTGGTGCTTCAGCAGATATTAATCAAAATCAACAATCTGATTATCAAGATGCTATGAAAGACATTAGAGAAACTACTCAATACCGTGAACAAATGAATATGAAACGTGAAGAATCAAATTCAAAACAGATGATGGAAAGTAGTAGACTAGATGTAGAAAGAGAGAAAATATCTGCACAAAAACAAATAGCTGATACAAAACTTCAAATAGCAAGAGAGAACAAGAATAAGTATGATGTGGGAAAATCTGGAGATAAAAAATAGGCGTTAGCTATATACTGCAAAAAACTTTCAAATTTTTTTAAATATTATAAGTTTGTTTTAATAAACATTTCTTATATTATATATATAGAAAGTATTAATTATTAAAACCAACATAATTATGAGTTCAGAAGAAACAACTATGAATAGTAAAGTAGAGACACTTGATATTAATTTAGACGAGATCTTTAATGGTGCACCAGGAGGTGATACTATGACTTTACCTGAGGAGAAAAAAGAAACTCCTAAACAAAAAAATATTTTTTCAGGAAATAATAACAAATCAGATTTTTCTTTTGCTGATCCTGATAAAGATGATGCTGATGATTTAACAGCTAAGGTTGAAGAACCTAAAGTAGAAGCAAAAGAAGAAGAAGCTAATGTAGAAGAAGTAAAAGCAGAAGAAACTAATAAAGAAGAAGCTGCTGATATTTTAGATACATTAGATAATGAAACAGAAGAAGATGTTGTTAAGGCTAAAAAAGGTAGAAAACCAATTAACGGTATATCTGATGTTTTTTCAAAATTAATTAAGGATGATAAAATTGTTCCTTTTGATGATGATAAAGAACTAGAAGATTATACAGCTAAAGATTGGGAAGAGCTTATACAAGCTAACTTAGATGAGAAAGCTAATCAAGTTAGACGTGAAACACCTAAACAATTTTTTGATAGTTTACCACAAGAATTACAAATAGCTGCAAGATATGTAGCTGATGGTGGACAAGATTTAAAGGGATTATTTTCTACATTATCACAAGTTGAAGAAAGTAAATCTTTAAATATAAAAGAAGAAAAGGATCAAGAGAGAATTATAACTGAGTACTTAGGTGCAACAGGTTATGGTACTTCAGAAGAGATTCAAGAAGAAATAGAAATTTGGAAAGACTTAGGCAAGTTAGAAAAACAAGCTTCAAAGTTTAAACCAAAATTAGACAAGATGCAAGAAAAGGTTGTTGCAAGAAAATTGCAAGAACAAGAGTTGAAGAAAAAACAACAAGAGCAAGCATCTCAAGAATATATGAAAAATGTATATAATACATTAAAGGATGGTAAGATTAATGAAATAAAGGTAGATAAAAAAACACAAGCTATGTTATATAATGGTTTGGTATCTCCTTCTTATCCATCTGTAAGTGGTAGAAATACTAATTTATTAGGACACTTACTAGAAAAATATCAATTTGTTGAGCCAAATTACGGTTTAATATCTGAAGCATTATGGTTGCTACAAGATCCAGACGGATACAAAGCAAAGATAATGGATAAAGGTGCACAAAAAAGTGTAGAGGCAACTGTTAGAAAATTAAAAACAGAACAAGCTAATACTGGTGGATCTTCTTCATTAGGGGTTAAAGACAAAGAACCTTCAAATGCTAGAACAACAGGTAGAAAAAAACTACAAAGGGCTAACAACATTTTTAAACGCATTTAATTAGATAAATTAAATATAAATGAAAATTAATTATTAATCAAAAACAATCAAATTTATGGCAACTCCAGTTTTAAATAATGGGATTTTCCTACGTGATACAAGCTACAAGGCTAGTTCACATGTTGATTCTTATCACCTAACACAGATGCTTGGCAATGCTGAGCCTATGGATATGGGACCAATTGATTTATGGGCAATGACTCAGAAGGTAGAGATGCCTTTATATCAAATGGCATCATTCGGTGGAAAGAATACAATCATGGTGGACAACGCTAGAGGTGAGTACAAGTGGCAAACTCCTATTGCACAAGATCTTCCTTATATAGTGGCAGACATTGAACCAGCTAATGCTAGCAAAGGTATTGATGGAACTCTATTTAAGATCAAGATTAACAAAAGAACTTTTGGACATGGTGACATTATTACTTATGATAAGTATAATGGACTAGAACTTTACATCACTGCGGACGATATTGTCCCAGCAGGTGACGGTTTTGTATACACTGTTCAATTAGTAAATAATAACAATGCCGCTACTCTTGATGCAAAATACTTAGCTAAAGGTACAAAGTACTTTAGAAAAGGTTCTGCAAGAGGTGAGTACGGTGAAAGATTCTCTGACATTGAAACAGGTTCAGGTTTCCGTGAATTCTACAATTTTGTAGGAGGAGCAGAAGCACATGTACACTATTCAATTTCTTCAAGAGCAGACTTAATGATCAAAGGCGGATTAAACGCTGATGGTACAGTGCCTGTTACTGAGATTTGGAGAAACTTTAATACAGATCCAAACAATCCATCAGTACCTAGTATTGAAGGACTTGTAGCTAATATGGGTAAAGCAGGAGCTAGAGAAGCATTTGAAAATGGAACTCTTACAAGAACTTTCATTACAAATATGGAAGCAGCTCACTTATCTAAAATTGCAACGGATATTGAAACTTACCTAATGTGGGGTAAAGGTGGTAGAATTAAGCAAGATGGACCGGATGATATTAGATTATCTGTAGGTTTATGGTCACAGTTAGATAACTCTTTCAAGAGAGTATATAACAAGTCATCATTTACTCTTGACATGTTTAAGTCTGAACTTTATAACTTCTATCAAGGTAAAGTTGAATTTAAAGGGCCAGACCCACAAAGATCACTTGTTGTACAAACAGGTATTGGAGGTATGCAACTTATCAACAAAGCAATTGCTGATGAAGTATACGGTTCTGGTTTAGTTCAAAATGCAACAGATATTGGAGCTGTACAAGGTTCTGGTATGGATTTAGATTATGGTTTTGCTTACACAAGCTTTACTATTCCTTTCTTAGCTAACGTTAAGTTTGTATTAAATCCAGCATTTGATAACTTAAATACTAATGACATTGAGAATCCATTAATTGATGGAAGACCTCTAAGTTCATTTAGCTTTATTATCTTTGATGTAACAGATGAAGGAAATGACAACATTCACTTGTTGAAACTTTCTTGGGATAATCAACTTAAGTGGTTCTACCAAAATGGTACTATGGACTACATGGGAAGAACTCAAGGTTTTGCTTCTACTGGACAATTCAATGGATATAGAGTTTATATGACTCAGACCATGCCAGCTATTTGGGTTAAGGATCCAACTAAAGTTCTAAAAATAGTAATGAGAAACCCTGTTACAGGAGGATCATTCTAAGAACATTAATCAAGTAAATTGGGAGGTGGTATATGCCTCCTCCCTTTTTATTTTAACCCTTAAAAAATAGAAATTATGGCACTAGATATTAAATTAGCAAATAAAGCATATGAGTTTTCAAACTCAAGTGTTTCAAAAATACTTGCTTCAAAAGCATTTGGTAAAGATATCATCTTAAAAAATTACGCAACTGACACTGCAGCAAAAGCTGCTGGGTTAGGTAAGGGTGACATATATCATAACGCAGGTGTATTAAGAGTTGTATTAACATAATAGTCAAACAACTTGAGCAAGAGTTAAATCTTGCTTAAGAAACTTAATAATAAGACAGTACAAATTTTTGTACGTTTGACATGTAAAACCAATTATTAATTTTTAAAACCAAATATTATGAATGATTACACTATTGTAGAAAAGTATCAACAAGAAAAAAAACAAAGTTCTGTAGCGGTACGTCCTTTCTTTAACCCTGGCAAAGAAAATATGGGACTAGAAAGTTATGGACTATCCTTACATGATGGAGTTTACCATGAAGAATCATTAGCTTGTTTAGAAATGAACGGAGTTAAAAGGTATGTAACAGGATTAAATGAATTTGCTCCTGAAGTAAAAAGATTAAGCCCAACAGATAAAAAAGCTAAGATTGCTGAGATAAGAAGAGTAGTCTCTGAATTAGAAGCTGAATTAGCTGCTAATGTAGTTGATCCAGAAGATAAAGATTTTTGGAATAATTTAACTATAATGAAGCCAGACAATTCTAAGTTTTGGGATAAGATATCTTTAAGATGTGGTAATGACCCTGTTTTTTTAGATCCAGATGTTGATCCATATGATAAAATAAAATTACATGCTATAAATGCTGGTGGTTTTTCTATAGTAGCTAAGTCATTAAAAGAAGCTAAGGCATCTCACAATGCTCCTAAATTTTATTTAGATACATTAGAAGAAACATTAAGTACAAGAACAGAATTAAGTAAACTTAAAAATAAAGCTGTAGTAGAGTTAGAAACTTTATATAATAGCAATACTTCTAAGCTTATGTATGTTGCTAAAATATGTGACGTAAATAGTTCACAATATGTTAAGAGTACTCCTAATGATGTGATGTATGAAAATATGGATGACTATATAAATGGTGATGGCTCAGAGTCTAACAAGAAGAGAGCAGCTAAAAACTTTATTAATGTAGCAAAGTTAAGTATGGAGGAAGTAAAAATAAGAGCATTAGTAAAAGATGCATTGTTTTATAGATTCATAACAACTAAAGCTGGAGGTTGGATTGAACCTACTGATAGTGGTGTTAGAATGGGTAAATCTCCTGACGAAGTTAAACTATTTTTAATGGATCCAAAAAATGATGAGGTTCTTGAATCAACACTTGCAAAAGTAGAACCTTACTGGAACTCATAAATAATACAAAATGAATAATCAAACTCTTTTAATTAAATTAAAACAAAGACTCAACAAGTTGGATAGTCAAGATTTTGACAATATACAATGTTGGCAATTTGTTGAAGCATTTAATAAAGCACAATTAGAATGGTGTAGAAGAAATTTACATGGTGGTAATATGTATAAAGAGGGAGATGAATTATCTAAGAAAAGAATTGATGATCTTCAACCATTATTGATTGAATTATCATTAACAGGAACTATTACAGATACATATTTTGAAACTAATAATTTTCCTGTTGACACTTACTTAGAATACAAAAGAGTATCTACAGATGCTACGGATGACTGTTGTAAAGATCCCAGATCTATGACAGTATACTTAGCAGAAGAAGCAAATGTACCACTCATTTTAAGGGATCCATTAAAGAATCCAGATTTTGAATGGGGTGAAACATTTTGTACTATGTTAGATAACAGAATAAGAATATATAGAAATACTAATTTTAATATAGTCAATCCAGTATTAACATATTATAGAAAGCCAGTATATATTCAAGTAGCAGGTTGTACAGATCCATATACAGGTCAATTAAGTTTGAATAATGTATTATGTGAATTTAAAGATGATTTAGTTGAAGTAATGTTAGATGATACAGCAGCATTAATTGCTGGAGACATAGAAAACTTATATCAACAGAAAAGAGGTCAAGCATCTGCTGAAAGAAATAATTAATATATAAGATTTATTTTGTATATTATTATAGTAACAATGAAGTTACGAACAGAGTAAACTGTTAAAATCACTTTTATAACCAGTGAGGGTAATGGTTCCTCACACAAAAATAATTAATTATGGCATATTTTAATCATGCATTTAATAAGACATTTTTAGCAACATCTATAGCGGGAGCTGATGTAGCTACATCTGCCTTAACTGCTGGTCAATTTGCTTTAGTAAGTGAACAAGGTGCGTTAGGTTCTTGGAAGTCAGTATTGGCTGCCGGAGCTGCTCCAGTTATTGCTGATCTTCCACTTGGTACTCATGGGTACTTAGTGCAAGGTTCTGTTTACACTAAAGACACAATTGGCAACAACCCTGGGCATGGGGGTTACAAAGAATCAGTAAAGTCTAAAGGAATTAATCCAAGATATATTACTGAAATGTGGAGAAGTAATTGTTCTGTAGCAAGTAATGCTACTGCTAAATTATGTTTAGCATCAGACTGTGCTCCATGTGGAAAAACACAATTTATGAGAATTGACGTGAAGGGTTCACCTGCATTAAGATTCTTAAATCACAATGCATATGCAATTGCTGACTCAGCAAATATATGTTGCGTTGATGGGCAAGAGTATTTAGATGCAGGTTTGGTAATTGCTACTATGGCTGAAATGGCTATTGGTAATGGATTAGCAAAATCTAATTTAAAATACGTAGCTGGTGATCCACTTATTACTCCTTTTGTAGGAGAAGGTGATCCTGATGGAGTTAAAACTGTTAGTGCTATTGCTGCTGGAGGTGTTGGATCAGGTTATTCTGTTGGTACTTCTTTAGCAACTGTTGCTACTTCCCCTAGTAAGGGTACAGGCTTAACTGTTCAAATAACACAGATTACTGCTGGTGTAGCAACTGTTGGAACTATAGTTGGAGGTAGTGGATATTCAACTGGTACTGGTGTAGCTACTACGCCTGCTGCTGCTGGAGGTTCAGGTGCTACTTTAGATATTACTGCTAGTGGTGGTGCAATTACTGCTGCAGTTCTTAATGCTGCTGGTGCAGGTTATACTCTAGGAGATGTATTACAGGTTGCTGGTGGATCTAGTGGTACTGTAACTGTTGCTTCTATTGCTGCTTCAGGTGCAATTAAAACTGTAGTTATACTTGATGAAGGAGCTGGATATGCTGTTTCAGATACTGTAACTGTTACTCAAACAGGTGGTTCATCTGGTGTTTTAACTGTAGCTAGTGTATCAGAAGGTTCTGTTGAAATTACACAAACTACTGCTGCAGGTGTTGTAACTACTGAATATTACTCAATAGCACAAGCTGTTGGTAAAGCTGCTTCAGGAAATTATGTACCTTCTACTGATCCTAACGGAACTACTAAGGTTTCTGCTTGTGTAACTTTTAAAGGTGCATACGTAGATACTGAATTTGGAAACTGTTCTTTTGATACAAGAGATCATTATAATGCTGAGCCTGTTGAAATCATAGTGTCTTCACTTGATGAAACTGGTAATCCATGTAATGATTGTGGTGTAGCTTCAAGAACTCCAGGTTCTATGCAACAAACTCAAGGTGAAAGTGTAATTAGAGAATTGATTATGTCTGAAAGATATAGACAATCTCCTTACAACCAAGGGAATGCTAGTAGTGCAAGAATCAGAGAAATTGAAATGTCTGATGAGTTATTGGATTCTGTAACAAGAGGTTCAACATACTTAGGATATTACTTTAAGCACAGTGTGCCTAGATTTAATAACCCTTCAGGTGTATTTGATAATGATCAATATGTATATAAAGTATATGTAAAATGTGACAATGCAGCTTTAATTACTGCAATGGATAACATGTTTAAAACTTTATCTGCTTGGTCTTCTGCTAACTTCAATCCAGTACCATTTAGTACAGCTGGTATTGATGCAGTTTAGTAAGTTTCATTAAGATTTAGTCAATCTTAATATTTTAATTAGAGCAGGGGATAAATCTCCTGCTCTTTTTATTTTATATTCTGTTTAATTTTTTGTATATTATTAGTATAGTATAATAAATTGAACTCAAATGGCAGACAAGCATATATTAAGTTTAGAGATTCCCACAGTATCTAACTGTGAATTGTTGTGTATCAAAGATACAAGCCAATACTCTAAAGAACTAGCAGTAGATTGTGAAGAGCTGCAAATTACACTACCTGGATTTTCAGTTCCAGTACTAGTAAAAGTTAACAAAGATTTTGATATGTGTTTGACAGCATGCACTCTAGCATTACAAAAAACTGATTGCGGGAAAACACAATCTAATATAGCTGATGGTATATATATTATAAGATATAGTGTTTCACCAAACTCTAAAGTATATGTGGAATATAATCATTTGAGAGTAACAGCTTTGATGCATACATATTATGAAGTATTATGTGATTTAGATGTACACGCATGTCAACCTAATTCAACAAAACAAGATCTTCTTGCAGAGTTAAGTTATATAAGAACAATGATTGATGCGGCTGTATCTAATGTAGAGTATTGCCAAGCTTCTGCTCAAGGTATGCAGATATATAATTATGCTAAAATAAGATTAGATAGAATTATTTGTCCTACAGGAAACTGTGGACAAAGTAGTTCTAGTAGTAGAAAAACATATTAAATAATAATTTAAACCAACTAAATTATGAGTTGTGCACATTGTGGAAAAAACTTTACATGTGGTTGTCAAAAAGCATCCATAGGAAATGGAATAATAGTTTGTAAGGCATGTAAAGCTAAAGCAGAAAATATAAGTACGGGAAGAGATTTAAATTTAGAATTAGCTAGACAACAAATAACTGATTTAAGAAATAAGTAAATATGGCAACACCAATAGTATCATCATCTAATAAAAGTCAAAAGGAATATAATTCTTTGATGAAGAGGATACAGATAGAACAGAATTTTGCAAATCAAGCATATGCAAATTTCAAAGCTGTTAAGTTTGGTATTAGTGCATGTTGTTATACTGATTTTGAAGATGCAGCAATCCAAAAAGATTTATGTGATTGGAAAAACTCATCAAGTAGTAAAGTAGTTGTAGCAACAGAAACAGTGGGAGTATTTGTAGAACCATTAGCAGTAGTTAATATAGTAGCAAGTAAGTCATGTCCAGCAGTACCATCTAATGTGTGTACTATACTTGACTTGGCAGATATAATTGCTAGAGCAGGTACTTATTCACAATGTTTTGAAATAGCTTCAGCATCTTGGGTAATAACACATAATTTAGGAAGATATCCATCAGTAACGGTAGTAGATGATAATAATAAAGTAGTTGTAGGAGATGTAAAATATAATAACACTAACATTATAACTATAACATTCCAATCAGCTTTTACAGGATGTGCATTTTTAAATTAAAAAAATAAAAAAAAAAGTAATAATTATAAAAACAAAATAAAATGGCAATTCAATTTTTAACAGGGTTAAATATAGATGGAAACATTGATTTAAACTCTAATCAATTAAAAGAGGTTAGGATAGACAACATAGGATCAGCACCATCTGGTTCCCTGGGAAGAATCTATTATAACACTTCTACAAATAAACTTCAAGTTTATAATGGTGACTGGGTAAATATCCAGACTGGAACTGATGGTAATACAACATATGAATTATTTGGTGTAGGTTCTACAAATGGTTCAGCAGGTATACAACTAGATGGATCAGATGGAACACTTGATAATGTATTAATAGTAGGTGCTGGTACAGTAGGAGTAACAAGAAGTGGTAATACACTTACAGTTACAGGTACTGACTCAGCAGCTGGAACAGTAACTAGTGTATCTGGAGGAACCGGTATAACAATTACGGGTTCTGCATCCGTAACACCAACAGTTAATATAGACTATGCTGGAGCAGACAATGCAATTTTAGCTGCTACTGCTGCAACACCAGTTGGTGCAGATACAGTATGGTTCTCTGATGTAACAGATAATACAATCAAAAAAGCTTTAATTTCTGCAATGCCTGGATTTGGAAAAGATGGTACTGTAACTTCTGTAGGATCTGGAGCTGGATTAACTGGAGGTGCAATAACAGCATCTGGTAGTTTAGCAGTAGATTATGCTGGAACTGATAACGTTATATTAGCAGCAGCTGATGGTACGGCTGTTACTGTAGTAGCATCAGATAGACTATTAGTAAGTGATGCATCTGATAACAATGCTAAGTATGTAAATATTTCACAGATTACTACAGCAATTGGTGGTGGTACTGTAACAAGTGTATCTGGATCTGGTGGATCAACTGGATTAACATTAACGGGTGGACCTATAACAACATCTGGTACATTAACTTTAGGTGGTAAACTAGCAACAGGTTTTGGTGGTACTGGTTTAGCAAGTTATACAACAGGAGATATACTATATGCTTCAAATAGTTCAACATTAGCTAAATTAGGTATTGGATCAGCAGGACAAGTATTAAAAGTTAATAGTGGTTTACCATCCTGGCAAGCAGATAGCAATTCAGGTGGTACAGTAACAAGTATTACAAATGCTGCAGATTCAGGAACTGGATCAGCAATTACAAGTTCAGGAACATTTACTTATTCAGGTGGAACAAACGTTACTACTTCAGTAAGTGGAACTACAGTAACTATTAATACTAGTGCAACAACTAATACAGGAACAGTTACAAGTATAGCAACTGGAAACGGAATATCAGGTGGTACAATAACTACAAGTGGTACTTTAACAGTTAGTGGTGGAGACGGATTAAATCAAACAAGTACAGGATTAGAAGTAGATAATACAGTTGTAAGAACAACTGGTGCTCAAACAATTGCTGGAGTAAAAACTTTTAGTAATCAAGTAGTAGTTCCATTAACTCCAACAAGTGATAATAATGTAGCTTCTAAGGCTTATGTACTTTCACAAATTGGTGGAGTAGGAGGATTTAGAGGAGGATATAATGCATCAACTAACTCTCCAGCATTATCTGGAGCTGCCAATGTTGCAATGGAATTAGGAGATTTCTTTGTTGTAGATGTAGCTGGTTCAGCATTTTTTAGCACAGCATTAGAGCCAGGAGATTTTATATTTGCTGACGCAGCAATTGCAGCAAGTTCATCTCCATCTAAATCTGACTATACTGTTGTAATAGCAGACGAAAACATAGCAGGAGCAGGAACAACAGATGGTGGTACAATAAAAGGGGTTGCAGGATTTCAAAGTGCAACTTTTGCAGCAACATCAAATGGATTCATTACTGTTAAATCAGGTGGAATTAGTGATGCTCAATTAGCAAGTAC